AACTTTAATTTGATCTTGTATGGTTGTCCCATAATAATCAAACTTTCTACTTAAATAAGGTTGAGGAACTAGTCTATCCTCATATACACTTGTAGCAGTCTTTTTAATAGTGTATTCTACATATTTGCCAAACCCTGCAACTACCAGAATTATGGCTGTTAATATAATAAGCAATATGTTTTTCATTTCTTCTTTTTTGGTTTTGGTTTAGAGTTAGGTTTATTTTGTTGTTTTATAAATGACATTGGATCTGAGGCAAACTGTCCACTTAATTTAAGTACACCTTGTATTATTTCAGGACTGTTTAAGCCAACTAGCCCATATACAATAGCTTTGTACATGGAATCAACTTCAAACTGTTCCATAATAAACCATGCAATAAGCGAGGCTATCATAGAACTTAACATCTTCTTTGCTATACCCACACCTGTTTGTGGCTCATCTGTTGTAACAAGACGAGCAATCATTCCTGCTGCACCAATGAGTAAGACTACCCACCCCCCATCTAATAGATTTTTAATAAAATTTTCCAAGTGTTCAAATTTTGATCAGAAATATGTCCCTTTGAACTAGCTAGGTTCATTTTTCTTTTTCTTTTTAGGTTTCTTTTTGGGAGCTACAGGTTTTGGTTCAGCAACTATTACCTGTACAGCTGTACCAATTAGTTCTTTCTTACCAAATAGCTTTTTAATTATATCTAAAATCTTCTTCATGTTTTACTTTTTAAGTTTCCAAAATGTACGAAAGCCATAGTTTATTTGACCCTGAGGGTTACTACCAACTGTTACACTATATATGTTATCCTTCTTAGTCTTAAGAAGCACACCAGCACTTAGACTTGTAATACCTACTATTTTATTACCATCTACACCACCCCCTAGATACAATTGGTTCTTCAGAGGGGCATACTTAGTAATTGTAGTTGTTGTATGGATAGTAGGTATCTTATAGTTGTATTTGTAAGATCTATTCTGTAGCTCGTTTTTTTGTAACGTATCAGCTATAGCTACATATCCTAATGTGTCTAGCTTTAATGTATCAGCATAGATGTTCTTTGCCAGGTAGGCAACAACTAATGAATCATATTGTTCTTTGAGCCTAGGATATGATGTATCAGCTATATACTCTGGAGGAGTTTGAATAGTTTCATATATTGTCTCTTTAACCTTTAACTTCTTGATAATCAATGAGTCATGCACTTGCCAGGTGGTATCATGTATTGTTACAGTGGTAGGTTCCATTTTAGAACCACATCCTCTATCTTGAGTTAAAATTATAAATAGTAATATAACTATAAAAAGCGTTAAGACTCTATTCATCTTCTTTACTGTTATTTTTGGTTCCAAAATAATAAGAAAATATCATCAATACCAGTGTCTTAATTAGATCAAACAGCTGGTTGTTCATTTCATCTGGTATAAGTTTTATCTTAAATGCTATCACCTTATCCACTATAAACAATGCTACAAGTGCAGTGAAAACCATTATGACAAACCTAACCAGTACGTCCTTTGTACTATTTGCAAAAAGCTTATTGACAAAAATAACTGAGCTTACTATTAGAGCAAGCCCTAACAGTATGCCAAATAACATCATCCATAGACTAGAACTACTGAACATCTTTCTTATTTATCCATTTATCTACAGATGCTATACCAAAGCAAGCTATGGTTAAGATTTTAAATGAGTCATATATGAACTCATTGACTAACAATGGTTTATTCATAGCCCCTGTAACAATATCTGCTATAGCAAATATTATCATAATTAAAAAAGAAGCAAAGCCAATTATGGCTTTCTCATTGATTGAATTGCTGTCATCAAATAAATCAGAAAAGAATTTCTTCATGTTTTTCGTTTTTAATTGTTTTTCTATTATTAGGTAGGATGGCATAACTTTCTAATTCTAAGTCTGTACTAGGTAAATTAAAAGGTAGAGATGCTGTTTTCTTATAAACAATCCTCTCTAGGTTGTCTATACGTGTTTTGTCTACATTAGACTGGGCCATCAGGGCTTTAACATCAGCTTTAATTTCATTAACATCATTCCAAATCATCATTGCTAGTATTGATACTAGACTAGGAAAAATCCAAACTTTAAAGTTTTCAATGGGTTGTTTCATCTTACTTCATAAATGAAAATAGCATACCCTTCCCTTTTAGGGAGAATACGCTATGTAGTTAAAAATATAGTTTTTATTTATTTCTTTAGTCCGTATTTAATCCATTTGTACCAAACACGTTCATGGATAAAATATACGAAAGGCTTGTATGCCAGTTCAGCAACACTGAATGCAGCACCTATCTTGATACTGCCTGTTGCTATCCACATAAGAAGGAATCCAATTCCTGTACTTATGAGTCTATAACTTATAGTTTTTGCTATGTGTCTTTTAGTTCCTACCATTAGAGCTTGCCTTCAGCTTTCATTTGTTCTCTAATTTTTGTAGCAGATATATCGTGTATATCTTGGGGAGGTGTATGTTCTATAACATCGTAACCAATGCCCCTACCAATATTGATAGATTCAATATCAGGTATAATAATAATTTTAATTTTTCCTTCTTCAATTAAGTCCATTAATTCGTTAGTGAGATTCATCATCACCTCAATAGCAGACCAGGGATTCTTCTCATCAGGGACAACATCTCTTATACAGAGAAGCACCTTCTTACCTTCATTTAATGCTTGATCAATCAACCATCTATGACCTTTGTGCCATGGTTGCCATCTTCCTATGAACATAGCATGACCACTTCCATTACCATTACCCTTCGCTAAAATCTTCATCAATGTAGTTTTTGATTTTAATAATAGAATCTTCTATAGATAGATTGCTTGTATTTAGTTGTAACACCTTCTCTTCTAGGTAAGGAAATTCAAAGTCCTTTACATGAAACTCTTCTCTACCTCTTTCCTCTTTATAATGTAGATATACCCACTTAACATCTGGAACTAGACTATTTAAATAGTCTCTAGCTTCTTTATAAGGATATACTAAAGATAATATAACATCATAACCATTGTAATGTAAGTATGTAGCAATGTCACTAGCTCTATTAAGGTTGTTTATTCTACCTTCTTTACTATAGTTTGTGTTCTTAAACATAGTTCTTAGATGGTCACCATCTATATGAAAATCAATAAACATATGCTTTTCATAAATCTCTGTTGCTAGTGTAGTTTTGCCTGAGTGAGGCTGTCCAAATAGTACTACTATCATGGTATTATGTAATTAAATTTTTCAAATCTTTCCTTAGGAATAGCAACACAATCAAGGCATTTACCACTTTCTGTTTGATATGGTACACCCTCTTGAAAACGTTTAACTACATATCCTAATGATTCTATCTTAGATTTTAGTTCTGCCTCTGATGTTCCTTGTTCTTTGAGTAGGTGATCTTCAAACTCTATAAACATGTAAGGTCTATGTTTCTTAATAGTTTCTTTAGCACCATCAATGACATGAGATTCATATCCTTGTACATCTATTTTAATAAATGCAACATTAGTAAAGGTGTAACTATCTAAAGCTCTTTGCTCAACTATATCTCCTCCGTATTTACTAATTTTTACATCTCCAAAGTTAACATCTTCTTTACTGTGGTAATCAGGAATCTGTATAACAACATATTTTTCAATTCCATTTCCAACAGCTATATTATAACAATATACATTGTCTAGCCCGTTAAGAAATACATTAGTACATAATTGGTAATAGATGATACGCTGTGGTTCAAAACTAAAAACTCTACCGTGGTCACCAACTAAATGAGAAAAGTCTACAGCAAAGTTACCATTGTTAGCTCCTATATCAACAATATCTTTTCCTTCACAATCTATTTGATTCTGTTCAAGGAAATCAAACATATACTTCTCATACTGCCATCCCTGTATAATAGAGCTTGTAACAGCGTTATCATTAGGAAACAAAGCATAGATTAACTTGTTTACATGAAAAGCATTTCTAAAATCCTTTTTATCAAGTTGATATAAACCTATTTGAAACTTTGTCTTCATTACTTACTGTATCTAAAGGTATCAAAGAACCATTTGTAATTAGTGTAAATCCAATCTGTAACATCCTTGCCTAATAGCTGCTTAGCTTTAGAAGGAACAGGTTCAAGCTTGGTTCTAATAACATGGTCACCAAAAGCACCATACACCTCATCATCTTCTTTAGTCACCTGTTCAATATGATTAAAATCATGTTTGTAATAGGGAATTCCTAGGTATTCATAGATGCGTATCATCTGTGAATCTGGATAGAGACACAGGTCTTCAAACTTAACAAACAGCATTTTGCTGTCTGTCCCCATTCTAAATATCTCTCCTAGTCTTTCAATAGCCATTCCTACAGGAGGATTCTGTGCCCATATATCTATACGC